GAACGTGAACTGGAATTTCTTGATCTACCCAATTCATATACGTGCCTTTAGGGGCAACTACTAATAACCTGTCTATTCGACCTTTGTTGTATAAAATACAAGCGTTATCTAATGCTATTTTAGTTTTGCCTGTGCCCATTTCTGCAAAAATAGCAAAAGCTTTTTTATTCCAACACTTCTTCAATGCATCTTTCTGATGCTCAAATGGCTTCGTCTTAAATTTATACATTTTACTCTTTCTTTATTCTTGTAATGTTCTATATAATAGTTTATAGAAAGAGTCAAGAAAGAGAATATGGCAAAAGTTTATATACCACAAGTAATGGATTATAATGTTCGATCAGCTGAAAAGTTTGGTGAACTAAAAGTTATGTTACCGGATAACAAACAGATGATACTTGCATCTGGTCCTCTAACATTTAAACTTAAACAAGAATTAAAAGAATTTAGTGACGACGACTACTTGCTTTTAATTGGAGACCCTGCTATAATAGCAGTTTGTGGCGCAATTGCTGCAAAGAATAATGGTGGTAGATTTAAGGTTCTTAAGTGGGACCGTAACGATAAAAGATACTACGATTTAGAAATAGATTTGAAAGGTTAACATGACTAGTTTAGATCCAAAAGATTTAATTATGCAGATGAAAGAAGATGCTGAAACTATACCTGAAGATAACATGGGTAAGATTGGTGCAGTAGCTACTGACATTGCAGAAACAGAAAACGAAATACAAAAAATAAAAGAACAGTTAAAAAGAAAAGAAGACTATAAAACAAAATTATCAGAAGAAGTTTTGCCTAGTCTTTTTTCAGAAGTAGGATTATCAGAATTAAAATTATCTGATGGCCGTAAAATAAAAGTTTCCGAGTATTACCGTGCAGCTATTAAAGTAGAGAATAGAGATGCAGCGTATACTTGGCTAAGAAACAATGGATTTGGTGATCTAGTAAAGAACCAAGTCACTTGTAGCTTTGGAAGGAATGAAGATGAGAAAGCTAGCAGTCTTGTATCTGATCTCTCAGAGAAAGGATTAGAGCCTGCACAACGCGAGTGGGTCGAACCTTCCACCCTTCGCGCATTCGTCCGTGAACAATATGAAGCAGGTAGAGAACTTCCTATGGATCTTCTTGGTGCTTATATTGGTCACAAAACAACAATTAAATCTGAATAAGGTAAATTATGAATACTAAAAATGTAAAAACTAAAGATACTTTGGATCTAGCTGTTTTAGCAGAAGATTCAAAAGCCATGAGTGGTTTTGGTACTATAAACCTTGCAAGAGATACAGCTATTCCTTACATTAGCATCTTGCAAACGTCCAGCCCTCAAGTAAATCCATCAAAAGCAGAATATATAGAGTCTGCAAAAGCTGGACAACTGTTCAACACAGTTACACAAGAAACCTTTGATAAACTCGAAGTCATTCCTGTTTTCTACCACCTCAAATATGTAGAGTGGAAACCTAGAGAGCAAGGTGGAGGGTTTATTGACTCACATAATGCCGAAAGTGGTATTATTGGACAAACTAAACGTGACCCTATGACCGGTAAACAAGTATTGCCAAATGGCAATCATATCGTTCAAACAGCTTATCATTTCGTATTAATGTTAAGTGGTGACGGATACCAAAATGCTGTGATTAGCATGTCTTCAAGTCAACTCAAAAAGAGTAGACGTTGGAACAGCTTAATGTTATCACAAAAAATTAAGGGTCCACAGGGTATGTTTACACCTCCTACGTATGCATTTACTTACAATCTATCGACTGTGAGTGAATCTAACGACAGAGGTAGTTGGTTTGGGTTCTCTATTGAGAAAGGTAATCAGGTAACTGATGCTTCCATCTATGGTGAAAGCAAGGCTTTTGCACAATCCGCAGCGTCAGGCGCTGTGGACGCAAAACCAGAAACCCCCAAATTAATATCAGAAGAAAAACCAAGCGAAGAATCAGTACCATTTTAATAAATAAAAAGGAACTGGAGGGTTCGTGGAAGTTGAGAAATTTAAACTTATATTTGAAGGTTTAGATGTAGCTTATGGTCAGCACCAGCCGAATGGCTCACGTGCTGACGGTAAGCAGCAAGGTAAATCTTATATAGTTAGACAGGAAGTTGTAGATGAGCTTTGGCAAAAACATTTGGAGGGCGAGGGTCCGTCTCTTGGTATTATTCCTATTAGGGCTGATAATACTACTAAGTGGGGATGTATTGATATTGATAGTTATCCTTTGGACCATGGTGCTCTATTCAAAAAAATAAAAAAGTTAAATATACCTTTGGTATACTGCAAATCTAAAAGTGGTGGTGCACATTTATTTTTGTTTATGAAGAAAACAATTGCATCAAAATTAATAAGAAATAAATTAACACAGATAGCTGCATTAATAGGTCATTCTACATCAGAAATATTTCCTAAACAATCTAGCATATCATTAGAAAAAGGTGACTTAGGTAATTTTTTAAATTTACCATATTACAATGGCAATAAGTCAGTGCGTTATGCATTAAAAGAAAACGGCACAACAGCGTCTTTAGAAGAATTCTATGAGATTTACAGTAGAAACGTTGTAGATAACATAGATGATGTAGGGGGAAAAAATAGTGAAGAAATTATAAAAGATGGACCACCTTGTTTGCAGGCTCTATGTGGACAAGGTTTTCCTCCTGGTACACGCAATAATGGGTTATTTAATATTGGTGTATATACAAAGAAATTTGATCCAGATAATTGGGAAAGATTATTAGAAGAGTACAATCAAAAGTATATGCAACCACCACTAGATCACAAAGAGGTTGCCACAGTTGTAGCACAGTTAAATAAAAAAGGTTATCAATACAAATGTAAAGACCAACCTATTAGTTCTTTTTGTAATGTAAATGTTTGCAAAACAAGAAAACACGGTGTTGGTGCAGAGAATGTGTCACAACAATTAGGATCTTTATCTAAGTTAGAAACAGAACCGCCTATATGGTTTTTAGAAATACCTACAGATGATAACGAGCAAGATCTTAAAATACAATTAACAACAGAAGAATTACAAATACAAACAAAGTTTCAGAAGAGGGTTATGGAAGTATTAACCATGATGCCTCCTTTGATGAAGGCGTCTGATTGGCAACAATTAGTGAATAGTAAGATGCAGAGTGCTCTTAAAATTCCTGTGTCAAATGACGGATCTGTGTCCGGCCAGTTTTTAGCTCACCTCCAGGAGTTCTGTACTGGTCGTGCACAGGGACAAATTAAAGAAGATATACTACTACGTAAACCTTACACAGAAGCTGGTAAAATCTACTTTAGACTGCAAGATTTACACGCATATCTTATACGAAATAAATTTACACACTACAGTAACACAGGTCAAATTATTGCTGAGTTACGTAAAATAAATGGAGAACATAAATTTTGGAAACTAAAAAACAAAGGAGTCAACACATGGGGTGTGCCATCTTTTGACGAACAAGATTCAGAATACGAAGTGAGGAAACAAGATGCCACACCGTTTTAAATTACCAAAAATAAAAAAGGGAATGCAAAGTGAACAGATAGCCATACTGTATTTAATAGAAAAAGGTTATTTTGTTTTTAAAAATTTATACGGCGTAGGACCTGCAGATCTTATTGCTATTAATGAAAAAGGTGCATTAGAAATATATGATGTGAAAAGTGAAAGTTATAGAAAGACATGGAAACCAGGCACACGTATATGTAGAAAACTAACACAAGAACAAAAAAAATTAAAAATGAAATTTATATTTGTAGATAAGGATGGAGGGTGTCGCATTGCCGGACGTTAATATAATACTAGGACCACCTGGCACAGGTAAAACTGAAAACTTACTGCGGATTGTGGACCAGGAACTTAAAAGTGGCACGCCACCTGATAGAATTGCATTTGTAAGTTTTACAACAAAAGCAACAAATGAAGCACGTGATAGAGCAAAGATAAAGTTTAATTTAACAGACAAAGATTTTCCTTATTTTTGTACGCTGCATGCATTTGGTAAAAGACAGATGGGATTTACAAAAGCAGAGATTATGGACAATAAAGATTATTTAGAATTTTCTGATAAGTATGGCGTAGATTTAAAAAGAGTTACAACTGATTGGGAAGAAAACGGTGTTGTGTCTACAGATAATAAATATTTAAGAGATATAAATAAATCTAAAATGCAAGATTTAGAATTACAAGATTTTTATAATACAGCTAATCTAGATTATGCTTGGGAGGAATTATTATGGGCTTATCGTTCTTTTGAAGATTATAAACAAACAAATAACAAATTTGATTTTACAGATATGTTGACACAGTTTACACAGTTTGGACACACACCACCTCTTGATGTTGTTATTGTAGATGAAGCACAAGATTTGACAAAGTTACAATGGAGAATGTGTGAAAAGATATGGGCTAATTCTAAAAGAGTGTACATAAGTGGTGATGATGATCAAGCGATATTTAGATGGGCTGGTGCAGACATTGAACATTTAATTAAAATGGAAGGTAATATAAGTGTGTTAAATCAATCATATAGAGTTCCTCTTGATGTGCATTTAATAGCAACACAAGTTGTATCAAGAATTAAAAACAGAAGGACTAAAGAGTGGGCACCAAGAGCATACAAGGGAGAAGTTAGATACCATGCATATCCTGGCGCTGTTGATCTTTCTGAAGGTAACTGGCTAGCACTTGCAACATGCAGCTATATGCTAAATGATATTGAGGAAGATTTACGTTATTTAGGATTACCTTACACAATTTACGGTAAGACACCTATTAAACAAGATTTGTTAAAAGCTGTTAGTGCTTGGAAAAGATTAAATCAATTTGAGCAATTAAATTACAACGACGTAGCTGCGATATATGCAAATTTAAAAACAGGTTTTAATATAAAAAGAGGATACAAAAATTTAAAAACATTAGAAGAAGGTGAAATGTATAATATAGAATCATTGACAATGCATCATGGATTAATAAATGCAGGGATACCTTGGGATGTTGCTTTTACTTCTTTAGGTGAAAAAGATAAATCATATATAATGTCATTAGAAAAACATGGAGGATTAGGTGTAGATCCAAAAATAAATTTAAGCACAATACACATGGCAAAAGGTGGAGAATGTGATAATGTTATGTTATTAACAGATTTGTCTCGTGCAAATCAAAATGAAATGGAAGTTAATCCAGATGATACAGATAGAGTTTTTTATGTAGGCGCAACTCGTGCGAAAAAGTCACTGCATATTATAAACCCCCAAACAGAGAGAGGATATTTCATATGATAAACAAAGAAGAAATATTAAAGAAGGCAAAAGAGCTTGTCACTGGTGACAGGAACGAAACCCATGGAGATGCATTTAAGAATCATGCAGAGATTGCAGAGTTTTGGAATATATTTCTAGACAAAAAACTACAACCTATGGCTAGTATTACAGCTGAAGATGTAGCTTTAATGATGGTGCTATTAAAAGTATCAAGACACACGCAAGGAACTAAAAACAATTTGGATAACTTCATTGATATGTGTGGTTATGCAGCAATAGCAGGGGAAATTAATGAATCAGGATCTTTTTAGAAAAGACGAAGTAAAAGCAGAGTGGTTGCATCCCACAGAAACACCTTCAATGAAAGGTAAAGACGTGGTAGCAATTGACTTGGAAACGTGTGATACAGATTTAAAAAAAATGGGTCCTGGTTGGCCTAGAAAAATTGGATCTGTTATAGGCATTGCTATATCCAGTGGTGATTTTACTGCTTATTATCCAATAGCGCATGAGGGTGGCGGTAACATGGATAAATCCATTATTGTAGAGTATATTAAAGAAGTATGTGAAGATGAGTCTATACAAAAAGTATTTCACAATGCACAGTATGACGTTGGATGGTTATCTACTCTAGGCATAGAAGTAAAAGGATACATACATGACACTATGATAGCTGCTGCATTATTAAATGAGAATAGATATTCGTTTACATTAAATAGTATGGTAGCGGAGTATTTAGGTGAATTTAAAAACGAAACATTATTAAAAGCTAAAGCAGAAGAATTGGGGTTAGATGCTAAAGCTGATATGTATAAAATGCACGCATCATTTGTTGGGGAGTACGCAGAGGCAGACGCTAGATTAACATGGCGTTTACACGAAAGATTTATTACGGAAATAGAGAAGGAAGATTTAACAAAAGTATATGACATAGAATGTAGATTGATACGTGTTATATTTAATATGACTAAACGTGGTGTGCGTGTAGATATGGATAAAGCATTTGGTCTTAAGAAAAAATTACTTAACAAGGAAAAACAATATTTAAAAAGAATAAAAGATTTAGTGGGTCAAGATGTACAAATCAATGCAGCACGGTCTGTGGCCCAGGCATTTGATAGTGTTAATTTAGAATATCCTCGCACAACACTAGGAGCTCCTAGTTTTACACAAACATTTCTTGAAACACATGCACATGAATTACCACGCATGATAACAAAAGCACGTGTGTTAAACAAATTACAAGGAACGTTTGTTGATGGTGTAGCTAAATACGTACACAATGGCAGATTACATGCACACATAAACCAAATACGTGGTGATAATGGAGGCACAGTAACAGGTAGATTTTCTATGTACGCTCCCAATTTACAACAAATGCCTATAAGAAATGAATATGGATCAGAGTTGCGTAAAATATTTATACCAGAACAAGGAGAGTATTGGTTGTCTGCTGATTATTCACAACAAGAACCTAGAATATTGACACATTTTGCCATATTAAATAAAAATGCAGGAGCAGAAGAGGTACAACAAGCATTTGTAAAAGGATTAGATTTTCATAAACAAACAGCAGAGATGGCGGGAATTGATCGTAGACTAGCTAAAACAATAGGTTTAGGGGTAATGTACGGCATGGGGTATAAAAAGATGGCTGTGGACCTAGATATAGCCCCTATGGAGGCAAAAGACATGTTAAAAGAGTTTAGAGAAAAGGTTCCGTTTATGCAGGGTATGTTAGAAGCTGTAATGAATCGTGCAAATCAAATAGGATCTGTAAGAACATATTTAGGACGTAGATGTAAATTTGATCTATGGGAACCTGCTTGGTACGAAGCTGGTGTATTTCACAAAGCATTACCACACAATGAAGCAACAACAAAATGGGGTGGTTCTATAAAAAGAGCTGGTACATACAAAGCATTAAACAGGTTAATACAAGGAACAGCTGCTGATCAAACTAAAAAAGCCATGGTTGATATATATGAACAATTGGGTATAATACCTCTCATACAGGTTCATGATGAGTTGAATTGTAGCGTAAAATCTGATAAAGAGGCAAAAGAAATAAAAAATATGATGGAAACATGTATAGATTTAAAAGTGCCTTCTAATGTTGATTACAAAATCAAAGATAACTGGGGAGATGCCAAGTGAGCATAAATAAAGAAACAAGGAAAAAAAGATTAGAAAATAAAAAAAATAGCTTTGCTATTAATCCGGAGCAGATGGAATTTGAAAGAAGAAAAGTACTTGAACAAATGTCTACGAAAATTGATCGTAAAAAGCTCAACAATATGGCAGCAGTTGCAGCGACAAAAGAACCGGAATACTTTGACGAAGAAGGAAACAAACGCGAACCAACGATGCGCATATTATCACTCGGGGCAGGGGTACAGTCTTCCTGTCTGGCACTCATGGCGCAAGAAGGATTAACAAAACATAAACCAGACTACATGATATTTGCAGACACTGGGTGGGAACCTAAATTTGTATATGAACATGTAGAATATTTAAAGAAAGCAATAACAATTTGTCCGCTGATCACTGTGGAAAGAGGTAACATCCGTGAGGATCTTATCAAAGCAGCGAACCCAGAACCAGGGTCTAGAGAAGAGGAAAAATCGTTTGCTGGACGTGTACCAAACCCACCGTTGTTTGCTGCTCGTCCTGGTGGTGGAAAAGTAGGGATGCTTTATCGTCAGTGCACACATGACTATAAGGTTATCCCTATTCAAAAAAAGATTAGAGAGTTGTTAGGTATTAAACCACGACACCGTGTCAAAAAAGGACAACTGGTTGAACAGTGGATTGGTATATCTACCGACGAAGCCATGCGTATGAAAAACGCTAGGTTACCATGGTTAACATCACGTTGGCCTTTAATAGAAATGAAGATGTCACGTATGGATTGTCTTCAGTGGTATCGTGATATTAAGAAACATCCCATGCCAGGTAAATCATCTTGCATAGGGTGCCCTTATCATCATAACGACCAATGGAAAAACATGCAAAAGAATTATCCAGAAGATTTTGCAGATGCATGTGAGGTCGATGATAAAATTAGGCACGGTTTAAAGAATACAACATCGGAATTGTTTTTACATAAATCAGCAAAACCACTTCGCGATATAAATTTCTTGGAACCAAAAAAACAAGCTTCACTATTCGGTGAAACATTCGATGAAGAATTTGCCGATGAGTGTGAAGGATTATGTGGAGTATAGAATGAAAAAAAAAATATTAGAGAGAAAAAAAGAATTAGAAAAACAAATGACTGATCTTGTTAACAATATTAACAAGGGAAGAGATGCAATTCGAAACATGGAGTCAAGTGTTGGACAAGTTCAAGGGGCAATACAACAGTGTAATTGGACAATAGATCAAATGGAGTTGACAGATGACGAACCAATGGCGAAAAAATGAGGAAATGGCCGTTTGGGGCTATGACAAAAAAACCAAGGAATTCCGCCAAAAAAAAGAGGCCATAAAGGCACCGTTAGCGGGTTTTAAACTAGTGACCCGGGTGATTGTATGGTCTGTTTTTATCGGTTTTTACTTTTTTATCTTTGTTTTGCTTGTTTCCGGTTGTTCGTACATAAAAAAAGATAATGATGAAATTAAAATTACAGATTTACCTCCGATTGAATACCAGGAACCTATTATTGATAAAATAAATATTGTTGCATGTATAAAAATGTTACCGGAGTGTAATGTCTAAATATATTTTACAAAGTTATAAAGAGAAAAGAAAAGTATATCCATATGAGGAGACAACAGCGTACTACTATGGACCTAAACAAAGCTGGATGAAAGAAATAAAAAATGAGAAAAGTATGGACGCAAGAAGAAATAAAATTAGCAAAAGAATTAAAGAAAAAATATAGTGCATCGCAAGTTGGATTGTATTTTGGTGTCACAAAAAATTCTGTTATAGGATTGTTGTATAAAGAAAAACTAAAAGAAGGTTACGTGCCAGCTCCTGATTCTAAATACACTGTCAGAAAAAATTTATGATTCAAAGAAGATTAGATAGATATTTGCAGGTGTTAAATAACATTGATGGGGATCAAGATAAATTTTTGTGGATTATGGATTTTGGTAAAAATTCTAAACCCATGGAAGAAAAACATAAAGTTAAATCATTTGAAGTTCCTGGGTGCCAGTCACAGACATGGTTAGTGCCGCATTTTGTAGAGGATAAAATATATTTTAGTGCTGACTCAGCTGCATTGATTAGCAAAGGTATGGTCTGTATTATTGCGGACGTGTACAGTGGATCTAGGGCCCAGGATATTAATGAGTTTAATCAAAAAGAGTTTGAGAAAATGAATCTTGATTCGTTGTTAACACCAGGTAGAAACAATGGTGTGCACAGTATGCTAAAGAAAGTAAAATTTTACGCTAAAAAAAATAAAGAATCTATTTAGATAAAGGATTATTAGATTTCTTTTTTATTTCTTTAATTTGTATATCTTGTAGTTCGTTTTCTTTTGATACAATTGCAACTTGTTTAGAAAGCTCTTCAGTGTCCTCTTCTAATTCCCAACCGTACTCTTCTAATGCTTGAAGGGCATCAAGAATAGGCTGTAGATTAGCAGGTTCAGGTAACATAGCTATTTGCTCTCTAACTTTACCTATTTCTTTAAATACAGATGTTAAATCAACTTGAACTGGTATCTCTTCTCTTACAGCTATAAATTCTTTTACTACCCAAGTCATGTCTTGTGTTTCAGGAATACTATCCTCTACTGCATCAATACGATCTATAAGTTCTATTTTATTTTGATTTATTTTTTTATTAATTCCACTTACATCAACAGCTGGTGTTGATTCTATTGCATCAAGACGTGTATTAAACTGGCCCCAGGTGTAAAAACCTCCGCCTATGGCCCCTATAACGCCTATTAATGCAGCGTATGTTGATAATTTCTC